ACAATCCTTTATCGCTGATGAGGATTGGATCATTCGTAAACCAAACTACGAATACATCGAACGTGAACTCGAATGGTACGAGTCGCAGTCTCTGTATGTTGAAGATATTCCTGGTGAGACTCCTGCGATCTGGAAAAATGTTGCTTCAAAACATGGTCGTATCAACTCGAACTATGGTCATCTCATCTGGTCTGAAAAGAACGGTAGTCAGTATATGAATGTTCTTACTGAACTTTTGAATAACCCTAACAGTCGCCGTGCTGTTATGATCTACAATCGTCCTTCCATGCATACTGACTATTACGAAGACGACATGTCAGATTTCATCTGCACCTACGCAAACACTTTTATGATCCGTGACGGTAAACTCATCAGCCACTATCTGATGCGTTCGAACGACGCAGTGTTCGGTTATGACAACGATGTTCACTGGGCAATGCATGTTCAAAAGAAACTTGCTGCGGACCTTAGAGTTGGAGTCGGTGATCTCATCTGGACTGCAACGAACCTGCATGTATACGAACGCCACTTCAAGTTCATCGAGGAGTTGATGGATGCGTGATATAGGTGTAACTTATACTATCTCCGCACCACCCGAACCTGCTTGGAAGTGCCAACTAATAAACGGCGTATATTGGAACTTAGAAGAAGGCAAGCAACCAAACGCTTTTCATCGCTTTATGCAGAGACTCTTCTTTGGAATTAAATGGAGTAAGATAAATGATTGATAGTAAATGGGACAACCGCTTTATGAAACTCGCGCGCGAGATTTCAACTTGGAGTAAGGATCCTTCGAGCAAGATTGGCGCTGTAATCGTTAATGATGAACGTCGTATCCTTGCGACCGGATATAACGGGTTTCCTCGTGGTATTGAAGATACCGAGGAGCGTCTTAATGATCGTGAACAAAAGTATCCACGTATCGTTCACGGCGAGATGAATGCTCTGATGAATGCACTCTATAGTGGCGTATCCGTCAAAGACGCAACGATCTACGTATGGGGTCTGCCAATCTGTGCTGAGTGCACTAAGTCGGTCATTCAATCCGGCATTAAACGAGTCGTGATCACGTACCCTGAACATTCTCCTGAGAAGTGGCAGAACCAGTGGAATGGAATGTCTCGGCCGATGTATGAAGAGGCTGGTGTCTCGATTACTTATATCAACGAGCGTCATTGGAACTTTGAATGAGTGAAGTAATTCTCGTTGGTATCAACCCTTCAGGAAAACCTTTTCGTAAGAACTGTTCGTTAGATAAGATGAATGTATGGATGGAAGCTCTCGGTTTCCATCACTATTCTTTTTCGAATGTAATTCCATACGAAGGCGAGTACAAGATGAAGGATGTTGATCTAAACTTTGTTCGATCCTTTGTGAATGGATATAGGAAGGTAATTGCTCTCGGTGGTTTTGCCTCGCAGGCACTTAAGCGAGCAGGAGTGGAACACTATACCCTTCCGCACCCGTCTCCATTGAACCGAAAGCTAAACGATAGAGAATATGAAAACAATTGTCTAAAGGAATGTAAAGAGTGGCTAAGAACTTAACTGATATATACGTTGGTGTAAAGAAGGACGACCCAGATCGTAAAGAAAACGACTTCTATCCAACACCGCCACTCGCAACTTACATTCTGTGTAAGTATGTTCGTCCACCAAAGAATGTGGTTGAACCCTGCGCGGGCCGAGGTAATATTTCGATCGAACTCCAAAGAAACGGTCATAATGTAAAATCGTTCGATCTTAACGAATATGATAATAGTCTCGTAGACATCGAAACTAGCATTGATGTTCTTGAGCTCGAACGACCAACCGGATACGAAGGTTTGATTACGAACCCTCCGTATCATAAGGATCTTCCTCGAAAGATTACAGAGAAAGCTCTATCGGAATATCCATACGTAGCAATGTTTGTTCGTCTTACGTTTCTTGAAGGAAAGAAGCGAAAAAACTTGTTTACAAAATACCCTCCAAGTGATATTATATTTCTAAGTGATAGAATTAATTTTGGTTCGGGCTTAGTAGAGCCCATAAATAAGACACATCAGCTTGGCGGCATGATCGCATATATGTGGATCGTCTGGGACAGAAGGTCGAGCAACTTCGATCGTTCAACAAAGCTGCACTGGGCTTTATTAGAAGATGAATATGACGAATGGAGAACACATTATGATCAACGTAGTAATTCCAGCGGCGGGTGAGGCTACTCGTCTTCGGCCGCTAACATCGAACTGTTCCAAAGCAATGGTTCGCGTACATGGTAAACCAACAATCGAGTACATCATCGAGTCGATCTATAAGAATACTCCAGATATCGGAGAGATCGTAATCGTTGACGGCAAGCATGATGATATTCGTGAATGGGCTACAAAGAGTGCCTATAGCGATGATATTCGTTGCGTAAAGCAGGGATCGTTGAACGGTCCCCGTGATGCTATTCGTGTTGGTATTGCAGAGCTGTCGAATAAAGATATGCCGCTCGTCGTATGGCTGGGAGATGCAATCATTCTTGATAACGATCTTCCATTAGGCACCGACTTTCTTCTTACGAAAGAAGTTGAAGACCACTTTGCGTGGTGTATGTGGGATGGTAAGGAATTCTTCAATAAACCAACGGAGACGGTTCCAAATGCTGCTGCACTCGTTGGCCTGTATAGTTTCGCAGATGGTGTAGGCGCTGACTATGCGTTCTCCTCAGCGACTGAGTACGACATCTCGTTTGCCCTTGAGAAGTATGCGCGTTCAACTTCAAGATCTTTTAACCGTATTAATACGAGCAACTGGTACGACATTGGTGACATTGCTTCGTATCATCGTACATGCGCAGAGTTCCTTACTTTTAAAGCTCGTGCATTCAATTCGTTTCAGTACGACCCAGAACTCAACGTAGTTACGAAGGTACCAAACTATACGAATGAGTTCGCTGTTCGTACTGTCATGAACGAAAAGTCTTGGTACAAAGCTCTCAATTCAAAGCAGCGAATGTTCGTTCCAAAGGTGCTAGATGATGACTACGGCCTATCTCTGTCTTATGAGTCCGGTACTCTGCTCTCGGATCTATTCATCCACGAGGACATTTCTAAGAGTACTATCGACTATCTAATTGAAAAGGTTGTACTTTCTGTTCGAAACAACTTTCATCAGAGACCTAGTCTTGAGTTTCTAAAAGACTTTAGCAGTAACGCAAATGCCATGTGGATCCAAAAGACAACTGAAAGACTCAATAAGTCTGGCCTAAGTTCTTCTGAGCAAGGATATTACGGGCGGATCGCTGAAAGATGTATGAACCGAGCTGAGCCTGTTCTGGCTATGCATGGCGATTTACATTTTGGAAATATATTGTATAATCCATATAACGATAGCATTACTCTCTTGGATCCTCGTGGAGAATACGGCAATCATGTTGGTTGCGGCGGCGATCATCTATACGACCTGTGTAAACTCTCTCACGATCTCTATCATGGATACAACTCGCTGTTTCAGAGCAAGGCGTATCCTAAGTATGTTCGTGAAAGTTTCTCAAAGATTATTCGAAAGTATTATTCAAAAGAGTATCGTGAGATCATCGATGGTGGCGCATTGCTTATCGCGACAGCCATTCCTCTTCACTATGACAGCTCTATTCGACAGGAACAAATGAAGGAATATGTAATTGAGTACGCAAACTCTAGTCATTGATATTGATCATACGATCTGTACGCCTAACGATGGCGAGAAGGATACGTTCGAAAAGTATGGCAAGGCGACACCAAAACTCGAAATGATCGAAAGCATTCGTAAAGCAAAAGAAAAGGGCTTTCGTATCGTTCTGTTTACTGCGAGGCGAATGGCCACTCATAATGGTGATATAAATAAAGTCATAGAGGATGTTGGCGATCTTACGGTTAATTGGCTTAAAGAAAACAACGTTCCATACGATGAACTAATGTTTGGTAAACCGAATGCGGTCTACTACGTTGATGATAAGGCTCTAAGGCCAGATGAATTTGTGAAATTTATAGAATGGGATACACTATGAAGAACATTGGTTTTTGCAAGATTGGTAAATCTGTAAAGTTTAAGACGAATAAGTACTCGCCTATCGGCGGAGACAACGAAGCTTCTTGCACACTACGAGCAGTTGCGAACAACAATCCTGATAAGAAGTTCTATATCGTTGGTCGCTCTGACTTCGGTACTCTTACAGAATCTGAGAAAGCAGATCTCTTTCCATACGATAACGTGATTGATGTATGGGAAGGTGTTGGTCTTGAGATTTCTCAGAAGTACTTTGATCACGTCGTCAATTACTTTAAAGAAAAGAAAGTTACTCTCGACTTTACCATTATGATGGTTGGTCAGCTCAGCAACGTTACGATTCCGGATCGCATTCAGAAGGTTCGTGAAGGTAACGATGGAAAGCCTGCTGCGACTCTCGATATGACCAAGTGGTATACGACTCCAATCGTTACTTGGCTGAACCAAGAGCAGGTTCCGTATATTGAAATCGTTAATGATCCTCGCTATACGATTAAGCAACCTCGCGATCTGTTTCACATGCCAATGCGTTCTCTTGGTCAGTATGATTATGATTATGAAACGTTTGCGATTCGCGACTATGTTGATCAGGAACGCATCACTCGCGTAGTTCATTCGGAATATGCAGGTATGGAGACGGCCTTCTGCGGAGACTACGAATACACTGAAGAAGTCAACGTAAATCGTAACACAAACTTTATGGTCGTTCTTAACGAAGGCAAGCCGTCTCGCTACGACCTTCTGAAGGAATGGGTTCTCAACAAGTTCGATAACGTTGAAGTCTATGGCAAGTGGGAACATGGTGCAGCAACTGTTGACTCTCGGTTTAAAGGATCGTTGCACATCAACGAGCTGCAGAAGAAACTTCAGGACGTAAAGTTTACTTTCATCATTCCGATTAAGGAAGGCTGGGTTACATCTAAGTATATTGAGATGATCCATGCTGGTGTTATTCCATTCCTGCATCCGACCTATGATATGCAAGGTCATCTACCAATTCCAGAGTTTCTACGTCCAAAGACTCCAGAAGAGTTCTTTCGCCGTATGGAGATGGTAGATACACATGAAGCGCATCAGAACCTTCTTAAGGAACTACGCAAGGCAGTGCTTAAGCCTGAGTACTACGATGGTACTTTTATTAATGATAAGATTATGAATGCTTTCGACACGAACTACACTCGTCCTGATGTTCAAGCATTTGAAAAAAAGACTATAACAACACTTGCAGATTTTTTCGTATAAAGGATAAAGAATAATGAGTGATATTACTTGGGTACCTCATATCCCACTTATCGGTGGACAGATGCTAGGAGCCGAAAAAGCTTTTGGCGTTCCACCTCTTGCTATCTATTCATACGATGGATTTCAAGCAAACGATAGTCACTACGTAAACTATCAGAATAACGTAAAGGGCAGAGGACTCGAGTATCGACTCTTGGATAACGGCCCACCTATTCATAAGGTAGATGTTGTCTCTGGTACTCCTCCTTGTGCAGCTCTATCGCAGCTAAACACAGGTCAGACAGTTGAATCAAAAGGTGCTGCTTGTGCAAAGAACGAATGGATGTATAAAGTCTTCGAGGACGCGATTGATCTGTTTGAAGCAAAGGCTGTAGTAGTCGAGAACGCGCCTGCTCTCTATACGAATAAAGGTCGTGCAGTCGCAAACAATTTGTTTGACATTTGTAATAAAAGAGGGTATAGTTTAACTCTGTACAAAACATCAACGATGTATCACGGCATTCCGCAAGCTCGCGATCGAACCTTTGCTATCGGCTGGAAATCAGAGAAGGCTCCGATCATGTCTTGGTTTAAACGCGATCGTAAAAACTTTAAAGAGTACTTGTCCGAGTTGCAACAGAACACGCTTCAGCAAGACTTGGTTATCAATTCCAAGTTGGATGATGAACCGTATTACGCGTTTATTAAATCAAGAACGAACGACAATCCGAGGGATGTTATTATTAAGAGCGGTAACATTACAGCTTTCAACTATATCAATCGTGCTGGTCTGCTTGAAGAAGCAAATAAGTGGATGCATCAGGTTGGCCACGAACGCGGAATTAAAGTATCGGAACACGCTATTAAAAAGTTTGCGGACAACAAGGGTATCTGGGATAGCTCAACACACGTCTTTGACGAATGCATGAACGCTGTGATTGGTCGTAACCTTGCTGATACGATCCATCCTATTCACGATCGTTCGCTTACGATTCGTGAAGCTCTGCATATGATGGGTTTCCCTCACGATTTTGAATTGGTCGGTGGACTCGCAAAGATGAACCACATCGCTCAGAACGTTCCGGTTCCTACGTCGCGCGATATTCATTCTGAAATCGCCAAGTTCATTCGCGGAGAGCTTCCTCTATCCGGAACAAACTATCTTCGTCAGAACAATCACTACGAAAAGAACGAGTACGACCCGCTAGGTTCGGGAAGTCAAAACGCAACACTTGAAGGATTCTTTGTATGACTCACCTAATTATTGACTTTGAGACAATGGGTAAGGACGCAGGAAAGTGCGCCGTTATCGACTGTTCAGTCATGGTCTTTGACTTCGATCGTTTTCTAACAAATCCTTATACGATCGAGAGTATCTCCTACGCGAAACGTTTTAAACTATCCGTGACGGATCAGGTAAAGAACTATGGTTTCGAGATTGATAAGAGTACTCTTCAGTTCTGGGAAGAACAGAGTCCTGAAGTTCGTGCAAACATTGCTCCAAAGAAATCTGACCTGACTGTGAAGGAATTTGTAAAGCAGTTTCACGAATTCCTTATTGAGTCTCCAAAGGTAGATTACTGGTGGAGTCGTTCGAATACTTTCGATCCAATCATCCTATCACGACTCTTTGCAGCCGAAGGAAAGCTTCTGCATCTTGATGAGTATCTTAAGTATTGGCGTGTTCGTGATACGCGTACGTTTATTGATGCTAAACTTAACTTTCCAAAAGAAAACTCGTTTTCTCCGCTCGTTGATTCTGACAAGTGGAATAAAGTATTTAAGAAACACGATAGTTCCTGGGATATTCTCGCTGACGTTCTTCGTCTTCAGCAGATCTATCGCGCAGAGAACGATCTTGAACTATCATAAGGAGTAAAAATGATGCAACTACAGATTACAGCAGAACACCTACGAAAATATTCTATCTTTGTTGGAACGCCGATGTATGGTGGGCAGTGCGCAGGAATGTTCTGTAAATCTACGAACGACCTAGCATCTCTCTGTGCCAAATACAACATCGATCTTAAGTTCTATTATCTATTTAATGAAAGCTTAGTTCAAAGGGCAAGGAACTATGTAGTAGATGAATTCATGAGGTCAGACTGCACACATCTTATGTTT